CTGTTTTTATTTGGCGTCCCCAACCGGATTTGAACCGGTGTTGCCGACGTGAAAGGCCGGTAAATACCGCACCGCTCCAAGCCTTTTCTATTTATTTCGGTTGGTTGCGAGCCCTGCCCTTCCTTTGTATTCCTTAGTTTTCAGCGAAAAAGTACATCAAAAGTACATCCAAGGGATTGAAGGGAATCTTGTAAACTGTTCCTGTTTCCCCCAAAAAAGCCCCATCAATGGGCTAAAAGCGGGGTAACATTCAAGGGGCATTTTTGTTGCTCCACCTTCCACAAATCAAAAGCTACCTGGTGACCCATCCAGCTTTCAGGGCTTCCGCCGAAAGCCATGGATAGTCGGAAAGCCATTTCGGGCGAAATTCCTGCCTTGCCGTTTATTATCTTGGAAAGCGTCTTGCGGCTGACGCCAAGAGCGACAGCGGCCTGGGTAACAGACAAGCCCATAGGTTGAAGCCAAAGGCCGTTAAGGATTTCTCCAGGATGTGGCGGGTTGTGCATTCTCATGATTTCACCTAGTGGTAATCCTCGTAGTCCACGATTTCAGCGTCACCGTTTTCAAAACGGAAAGTAATGCGCCAATTTGCTTGAACCGTCACGGCCCATGTATTCTTTCGATTTCCCTTCAATTCGTGGAGAGCCAAGGAGGGGATTTGCATGTCTTCGATCACCCGTGCCTGGTTCAGTTGAGCAAGAATAAGCCTTAACCGTTCGGCGTGTTTGGCTTGAATTCCCACTTTATTCCCAGTGAGGAAAAATTTTTTCAGTCCTTTATGTGCGAAACTTTTGATCATGGTCAACTGTAACCACTATGTTCCCAGTAGGCAATAGAATTCATTGATCAGTTCCCGGACAAATCCGGGCATTTTTAGCTTTTTGCATAAACTGTCCCCGTGATTCCATCAACTCCCGATCGGTCGCCTCAATCTGTTTGTTTATTATTGTGACCATTTCTTGAGAGGTAGATACGGTTATGTTGTTGATAATGATTTGCTCCGGCGGTTTGGTCTTAAAACGATCATAAAGCCAAGCAGTAAGGAGAGACCAGACAACGGTATTAGATGTTTCAACAATGTATGTGAAGACTCTTTCAACAGGCGGAATCCAATCAACGGTATCACAGGTAAAAGCTCTTGTCATTAGTCTCACGCCGTCAAGCTTCTCGTTTTTAAGGGCAGCGAGCAGCTCTCTGTCTTCGGTAAGAATCTCGATAGTGAGTTTGTCATTCGGCATAGCGATCTATAATATTCGAAATAACTGACGCGGATTAACGCATCTGGTTTATTGAACTGTTATGCGATAAAACTATATTGTACCTGATTTTTGCTGATTTCGAATGAATCGGCCCAGTACACTTGAATACAAATGGATTTCTTCATTCGCTAAATTCATCCTGGACTTTGGTATGAATTCGATTAGGGCTTTAGGGTTTAAAACCCACACTTCAGGGTTGTACCCGGCCGCTGAATTTTCAATCCACCATCCAGGAAAGACTATTATAGGTTTGACCTGGATTTCTTTACCGGTCGATTCTTTAAAGAAGTTTTTTAACCAATACGCTTCAGCTTTAGCTTGTGTCAAAATGTCGGACAACGTTTCGTGGCCGTTAACAGTTATTTTATCGCCATTATACTGAATTTCTGCCTTACCATTTATTGGCTTGGAAAATGTTTTTGTTTCAATTGTAAAAATACCGTGTTTGCAAATGATAACATGATCGATATTGAATTTATCTCCGACAATATCATGGAAAACTTTATACCCACTCTCCCGCATTAGCTCCAAAAATTGTCCAACAGCTTTTTCTCCATCTCGTCCAAGCTTCAATAATTTAACATGTTTTTTTATTTTTATGATCTTGAAAATCGAGAACGAAATTATCAATATTGACATAATTGTATATTGTACTGGTGCATAAGGAGGATTTGTATACCAACGATACCACTCCATAGCGGCATAAACGGCAAAAAACACCATAATCAAGCCGTAAAAATCCAATTTGTCGTTAATCAATTTGTCAATTTCTTCGTCCAAAGATTGTCCAGGATTTCGAAGAGGCTTAGCTTTTAAAGGTGATTTAGTTTTTGCGTTCATTATTCGATTGAATACCGCTGTCAGTGTTTATTTATGATTCGAATTAGTGAAATCCCTTGTGTCGCAACAGTTTTGATCGTTTTTAGGTAGATTTACCTATAACTATTCAGAATTTTTATTTTAAATCGATTATGCTACTTTGATTCTTGGCGTTCCAGCGCTACCCTCCAAAGACACCTTCCTTTTCTTGACCCATTCTTCATAATCGAAAAAAGCCCTAATCATTTGCTGCCGAAATAGTATTCGGAATTCAGCGTTTTTGTGCTTTTCTTCCTCGTTTAGCCATTCATTCACATCGATCAATAACGGATTGATCTCGGTTCCTTCGCTTATTCTTTTCGGCCCTTCGCCGGTCATTATCCATCGCGTCAATAATCCATACTTTTTTTCGATTTCGTAAGCCCAGCTTGCAGAGAAATTATCCTTTGCCTTTGCCGCGCTGATAGTCGACTGGTCTTTGTTAATAATTTTGGCTAGTTGACGCATGCTCCCAACGTCAGTTTCGCTTTTTACCCTATCGAAAATCGAATCAAACACTGGGCTGATTGATTTATTCATCACTTTTCTCTTGACCGATGGATATATCCAAAATATAAAGACTCAAATGATGGAAAAATCAATCATCTGATCACGCCAATATCATGCAAGAAGTTCAACTTCCATCCCATAAATGGAAATGAAAAACCCCGCCCCCCAAACCATAACCGACACCTCGGAGCTGCGCTGCCCCAAGTGCCACCGCACCCTGGAAGTGTCCGTCACGGAAGAGGATGGCGAACTCAGGGAATACCTTCAGTGCTGGCACTGCTTTTCAAGCATCCCATCGCGCACCATGCGCATCCCGATTCATAAACTCGGGCCGGAAATGGCCACCATTCAATAACCTATAAACGAACGACGAACCAAAATCCAAAGAAAACCAGGAGAAACACACCATGAGCGACAAAAACACCCCACCCGCCAACACCCTGCCTTTATTCCTCATCTCCGGCCGGATCGAGTTTTCCGAACAGGTAGCCGTCAGCAAGCAGGACAATTTCCCCATCATCCATACCCTGATCAAGGGCCGCGCTGCCGATGAGTTTTCCTATCCGCCGCAATGGCTCGTCATCTCCAAGGTAAAGTTCGGCAACAAAGGCGACCTGGTCAACGACATCAAAACCCAGGTGCTTTGCCGCTCCTATAACGCCGACTCGGTCGACAAACAGACCGGCAACGTCACCAAAGTCCGGCGCTACACGCACGATCTCTGGTTGGTGCAATAAACTCGGCTTTTCCTCCGAGCCCTCGGAGGTCTGACCGGCTTCCGGCGTCTGCCGGTGCCGGTCGGGCATCCGAGGGCGGGGAAATTTGTTCGATAACGCTTTTCACCAGGAGCTTATCCCATGAATAAATCACGTAAGAACCTGACCTTTCTCGTTGTCCTGGCCGTACTGACGCTCACGATCCCAACGTTTGCATCGGCCTTTGAATGGACCCCATGATTACATCGTCTTTTTTCGACGGAATCAAGGCTGACCTGCTCACCATGGTCGGTGGAATCGTCACCCTGTTTTTCATCATTTTCGGCTTAGTGATGCTGATGCGCGCCGGTGGTCGCTAGGCACATTTTTTTATACCTTTTTCCCATTCACCTTTTTCAAACGGAGAACACCATGAACATCCTTAGCACCCTCAAGAACAAAACCCGCTCTTTTCACCGCAAAACCAAGAACGCCATTGCCTACAGTACACTGGCACTCGCTGCGGCTATCACCTGCGCTCCCGGCATGGCCAAGGCAACCGATATTGACGATTTATTCCTTGCCGTCGACATCAGCGGCCTCTCGACCAATGTCAAGACCATGTATCTGGCTTTTGCCGGTCTGTTGCTTTTGGCCATTGGCTGGAAGTTCCTCCGACGTACTGGCGGCCGGGCATAACCCAAATGGGGAGGGGCAACCCTCCCCGTTCCTCAGACCCCACTTTATCATGAATCCTACTCAACTCCTTTTCGACGCCGCCAGCCAACTAACCGGTGGCCTGATCACCGACATGCAAACGCTTTTTGTCGGTGGCGTGGTGCTCACTTTCATTCTCATAGGGTTGGACTATCTCAAGGAAAGTTTCGAGAACATCCTCGATCATCGCAGGCATGACAGCCTCCTGGGACAAGCCGAAGATATGCGCATGGAACGCGACCAACACAAACGCGGATCGGTCGAATGGGATGAAGCGAACTACATGTATCGCAACTATATCGGCCGGGCCGCCAAGCTCCGTATGAGGGACTGATATGACAATCAACCTGACAGCCTACGGCATCGGCCTGGGCCTGGTAATTGCCGGTTGGATGGGTGGCATGGTGGTCGGCTATGTCTTTTCCCTGGTCAGCAACATAAGGCACCTGGGATGACTCCTGCAGAACTCACCCAAATCCTTCAGGAGATCGTTACCCAACTGAGCGATATCATGTCGCTCGGCCTGGGCGGACTGACCGGAATAGCCTTTGTCATTGCTTCAGCCATGAGGTGGTAGCCATGATCAGATTGCCCGCTGGCTTCGACATTGCCTTGCTCTTCTCGGACTTCTTCCAACTCGCCGCTCCTTTTGTCTCTATCGCCCTCCTGATCGCCACCGCCACGCTGATCAACAAGATCTGCAAGAGGGCAACGCCATGAGCTATTTGCCGTCCTTCCCCATGATTCGAAAATGGGTCTTGGCGATTGCCTTTATCCTCTCTTGTTTCCTCCTCGGCCTCTTGAAAAGGATACTGTCATGAACCTGAAAACCATCCTCTACGCCATGGCCCTCTACGCCGTGTTCCTCGGCTTCGGCTTCTACCTCAAGACCGCCCAGGGCGCGGAACACTATTCAGGCGAAGGCGGCTTTCCCTCATCGGCCCCCGGCGGCATCACCGGCCGGGTGCCCGAACCGGGCAAACCCTGCAAGGAATACCTCTCGGCCTGTGAAAGATCCTGTGTCTCCCGTGACGGCATGTTCCGCTTCCTCTGCCTGGGACCGGGATTCAACCCTGAGTCTCAACGCTACCGTTGCCAGTGTGGCGATGAGGCGTTTGCGCCGAAAGTGGTGAAAACCGATGAATAGAATCAGAATTCTTTCCATGGGGCTTCTGGTCCTATTTTGTTTTTATCAAAATGTTATTGCTTCAACATATCCAGGTGGTTGCACTGTTATTGTTTACACTCAAGGAACAGTATATCCCGAAGGAACAATGTCTTCATATAGCTCTGTTTCAATTAATGTAACCGATAACGCTGCTCAAAATTCGCAAGTAACAAATCTTCCTTCAAATTACACTGGTTCGGCTTCAGTATTCCAATTTGGAATATTCTATTTTAACGGCACCGTATGGGAAGGTGCTAATATATTCCCAATTATTCAATTAAAAACTGCATCCGCTATACCTGGCACTAAAGTTTCTTCACTTACTGTATCTGCTGTTACTTCTTCAGTTGGCTCTTCTTGCCCAAATCTTTGTACCGAAAAAGCGGGGCAAGTAAATTATAAGCTCCAAAATTATCCAGATGGTACAAGTTTCGCCCCATCTGCATCTTGTTATGATGGGTGTCAACAAAATCCAATTGTTCTTTGGTCCGATTGCCTCAATGATAATTGCATTGCCTCGGTTAAGTATACATATACAGGCAACTCTTGCACCAACGAGCCGGGAATTGATGATTTGCAGCCGAACCCGCCGCCTGATTGTCAGGATGAAATCAAGCAAAAGATCGCTCAATGCGGTGGCAGTCTCAATGTTCTTTCATTCGATTACAACACCTGCACAGGGGAATGCACCCCTGATTCTTGTCAAGATCAATGGGCCGCTCTCCTATCCCGCTGCGGGGGCATTATGGGCGTTGCATCCTGGGATGCTTCCACTTGCTCCGGCACCTGTGCCTCCGATCCGGTACCGCAGCCATCAGATCCGGACGACAAGCCACCTGAAAAGATCGAGGAAAAGGTTCAAACGAACCCCGATGGTTCAAAAAGCGTCACAACTACGACCACCTATTATAACAGCGAAGATCATTACACTTACAAAAACGAGACAACAACTCATTACGATTCTTCGGGTAATCAAACAGGCCAATCCTCTACAACCACCAAAACATCAGGCGAAGACGAATCTGGCGAAGACGAGCCGGAAGAAACCTTTTCCCCGATCTCGCCTTCCGGTTTCGGTGAATCCTATAATCCCGGCGAATACGATATTCCCGGACGATTCACCACCTTTCTTGACCGGGTGAAGTCCACCGGCCTGTTCTCCTTTTCCTCCAGCTTCTTCAACTCCCTGCCCGGTGGCGGTTCACCAGTCTACGAGATCAACGGCGGCGAAACCTTCGGCACCCATTCCATTGATCTGTCTCAAACCATGGCCGCCGGCCTGACAGTTCTGAAAACCATCCTCCTTGCCTGCTTCGGCTTCCTGTCGATCCGGGCCGTGATCATGAAGAGGTAATACATGTCTGGCTTCGGCGTCATTATCGATTGGCTGTCCTCCTTCTGGCACTGGATCGAAACCGCAATCAAATGGATTCTGGACGGTTTCATTCTCCTGCTTCAATTCGTGGTGTTCACCATCCTGGATGGCCTCCTCACCGTGGTGGAAACCGCCTTTGCTGCTATCGACCTTTCATCTGTCGTCTTCAACTATGCGGCTGCCTGGTCCAGCATGCCCACGCAACTGGTATGGCTGATCAATGCCGTTGGGCTCCCGCAATGCTTCGGCATCCTCGGCGCCGCCTACATGATCCGTCTGACACTCAACCTAATTCCGTCCGTTTTCACCAGGGTGTAACCATGATCATCGGTTTCACCGGCACGCCCGGTTCAGGCAAGAGCTATGAAGCGGTCAAGAAGATCCTCGATAACCTCATGCTTAACCGAGTGGTCTACACCAACATTGACGGCATCTTTGATCCTGAATGCCAAGAGATGATCAAGAGTTATTGTGGTCTGTCCGACCTGGCCTTGTTCCGGCTGCTCCGGCCAATTGAAGCGGATCAAATTCAGAACTTTTGGATGCACGTTGAGCCCGGAGCCCTGATCGTACTCGACGAAATCCATAAGCATTTCTCCAACCGGGATTGGCAGAAAGAGGAAAACAAAGCGTTCGGCTTTTGGGCTTCGACCCATCGCCACCATGGCTATGATGTTGTGCTGATCACCCAGAACATTGAACGAGTCGATGCGGCGGTGCGATCCTTGCTCGAATGGAACTACGTCTATCGCAAGGTCAATTTCCTTGGTGCCGTCGTTAAACGCTCTTACCTCTGCTATGCCTACAGCGGCGACGATACCAGCGGTAAGCCCCTGGCCACCGACCGCCGATCATACCATCCATCGATTTTTCGTTGCTACAAATCCTATGTCTCCAAGGACATCAAGGAAATGCCGATCATGAAGCATGTCAACGTGCTCAGGCATCCGGTGTTCTTTGCCATCCCTATTGTCCTCTGCCTGACCATCTACATGGTGTTCTTTAAATCGAGTCTCGGCACCGGTGACTTGTTTGGCACGAATAAGGTGATGGCCTCCTTTGAGCAGCACAAGGGCAAATCCGCCCCGGCCAAGGCGACCACCCAGCCCGCGAGCACTCGCTCGGAATCGATCGCGCCCATCGAGCGCGGCGGCCAACTCGTGTTCACCAACCGGAAAAAGGATGCTCAATGAAAACGGTAGAACTTCAAGTAAATTCTTCGTCTCGACCCCATCCTTTTCCCCACAAAGACCAGTGTACCCCCTCGGGATCTTTCCGCAGAACGCTATTTCCCGAACTGCTCATAGTCAAAGACCCGACGCTTCGTCCTGTCGCCGCCGCCATGTGCCCGCGTTGCCACGGCAAATTGTGGACAGATTTCGGCCTGTCCGAGGCCAACCTCGGCACTGTGCTCGTGTGCGAGTCCTGCGGGGTTGCTTACGACCTCATCCCGATATTCAAATGACCAAAAGGACCCCATGAAAGCCCTCAACAACCTCTTGTTCGTTGCCTCGTTCTTCTGCATGTCTGCCCTGGTGATCGCGCTTTCTGGCTGCACCAAACCGGAGAAGAAAGAGCCCCCACCGGCGACCCGCCAGCAGAGCCAGCAACCCGCGCCATCTACTCCGCCGCCATCGTTCAACCGTTCCGCTTCGGTCTCGGTTGACTTCGACAACGCCGCGCTCTCCGAGGTGGCCCAGTTCGTCACCCACCAGACCGGCAAGGGGTTCATCCTCAACGGATCGGGGGATAAGACCGTCTCTTGGATCGAATACAACATCCCAAAGGAAAAAATCCTCGACTCCTTCGCCGCCACCCTGACCGCCGCCGGCCTGGTGATGAAGCCAACCACCACCGACCGGAAGGTCTTTACCGTCGACAAAGCCGAGGACCTCAAGGTGCCGTACAAGCTCAATTTCGCCACCTCGAGCCGGGGGACGTTCTTTCTTCTGGGACAGACGGTCTATTCCAGGGAGCAGTTCCCTTTCCCGGTCAATCAGGATGGTGGCCACTGGTACGCCATGCTACCGAAGAGCCTGGTTGACTCTCTGCTTTCTCCCTCGATGAAATGATTGGAAGACAAATACGGCCGCGACGCGGCGGCCGGAAAGCCGCGCTGCCGTTGCTGCTGTTCTGCGCAGCAGGAAACACCGGATCTACCGAACGAAAAACGGGGGAAGCGTGCCCTCAAGCTTAGCGGCCCGTTTTTCGTCCCTTGGATGGAACTCGAAACCCTCACCTGGGGGCAGTGTCTGTTTCCGCTGTTACCCCCCTGCGCAGCAGGAAACCAGGGGCCGGGCGCTGCTGGATGGCCACGGGGAACGCTCCCCTAACCCGCAATGATCGACGGCCAGGAAAAACAGCTCTCCAGGACATCACAACCAAGCGGTGGAGGGCAGCGCCCGGCCCCCAAAAAAGGTTTTGATCATGGAAAACGATTTCATCCTCTGCGCCGACTGCGGTCAGGAAACGCCGACGGATCGCTTGTCGCCGTCCTTCGGCCTTTGCCCGGCCTGCGAGCGCAAACATCAGCAACGGCCCGTCTCCTGGGATGGCCGCACCGAGAAGATCGAATCATGAACCAGCACATCCCCCTGAACCACCCCCACCGCAGCCAACACGTTTTCGACAGCCTCGCCGGTAAAACCTGCCCGGAATGCGGTGGCCCGCTCCAGACCGCCGGCACTGACATAATCGATGCCTCGTGTACTTCCTGCGGCTGGTCCTCCACCTATCGTAAAACCGCCTTCCTCTCCAAGAAGCTCCGCTACATCATCCAGGGGAAAGCGGCCGATACCTCAATCCAACAGCCGCCGGACCCGGGCCCGGACCTCTTGAACACTCTTCCGCTCACCGATCACCGCTACAACCACCGGTACCCGGTCTTTCTGCACAAGGATGCCCGGCGGATCAGGGTTGCTACCGTCGATCCACAAGCCCGATTAACAAGTGGTTCGCCAGTAGTAAAGGCTCCCCAGTACCGGGTCTCTCGGGGGCTCGACTTTTTGAAAGTGTCTTTCTGGGTCCAGTGGGACCCGCAGGTCAACAGCTTCCTCGGTATCCTCGACTTCATGAAAAAACAGGTCCAGGACACGGAGAACGATTGCATCCCGGTTTTCAAGGAAAACGGCTTCGATTGGAACCTCTACCGGACCGGCACGTCAAAGTATTCTTTCCGGCTCAAGTCCGGGGACATCACCCTGATGTTCAACAAGCGGAAATCAGACGGCCAGATTCCCAACTGCCGGATGGAAATCGGCTCGCTTTCCTGCTGGTCGCCGGGATTTTATTCGATCTACGAACGGGTGAAAACCTTCCTTGCCATCTACGGCGGCAAGATCGTCAAGGAACGGGTCTCCGAGGTCCACCTGGCGGCGGACTTCATCGGCACGGATATCAAGGCCGTGGATCTGTGCAATCAGGACAAATGGATCATCAAGGCCACAACCTTCCGGCCCCATGAAAAGATACCCCTCTACCGGGAAGACCAGGAACAGGAAGAAGATCTGGACTTCAACACCCATTATACCCACCGCAAGTTCACCGGCATGGATATCGGCAAGGGTGACCTGATGTGCCGCATCTACGACAAGGTGACCGAACTCAGACGGTCCCGCGCGGTCCACAAGCAACAAGTCTTTTCCGAACTCTGGGGCTTTGATCGATTCGATCAGGATTCCGTGACCCGCGTTGAATATCAGGTCCGCCGGCCGAAACTCCGGGAGTTCGCCGACGCCGAGGATAAACGAATCGATACCGTTTCCGACCTGGTCAACGCCCTCCGCTCGCTCTGGGCCTACCTGACCACGGAATGGACCCGGCACACCCAGAATCCGGTCAACCGCAACCACAATCAATCGAAATCAAAGGCCTCCGAGTTCTGGCAGCAGGTCCAGGCCGTGGTCTGGTCCGGGGTCTTCGGCTACGTCCGGACCCATCTGGTCAAACACCGCGATATCGTCCAACTGCGCCACATGATTCGAGGCTGCTTGATGTCGGTCTGCGCCTCGCTGGAAGTGGAGCCCGACGATATCGACAAGATCGTCCACCTCTGCAAGGATCTCATCGAAGAGGACCTGCACCAGTTTTTCGAGGATGAACAGGCGTTCAAGGAACGGATGATCGCCAAGCGAAATGAATTCAGGGCTACCCTTGCCGGGTAGCTGAATCGATTGAATACTGTAAACCGTTTGTTGACAGCGTTTTACATGGAAAAGGTACACGCATGAGCCAAGTTGAAACCTCGGAATGGTTGAAAATGCTAGCCAGAATGATCCGTGCTGCGGGTCGCCGGGTTGCCAATGCCGATGAACATGAATTAGCGCAACTTGTTGCCCTCCGTGACCAGCTTGAAGAGTCGATCAAATTCGCCATTCAAGGGCAACGATCTTCCGGGCGCTCTTGGGCGCACATCGGCAATGCCCTCGGGCTTTCTCGCCAGGGCGCTTTTCAACGGTATGGAGATTCACATGAAAATCTTCATCTTTAAGACACCCCGGCGCGGCCTGATGGGTAGCAAGCCCCTGGGCTCGGACTATATGCCGGACGTGCTCGAGCGCGCTAAACGGTTGCAGGCCGCCGCCGCGATCCGCGAAAAGGGCCAGCTTTTAATGGCCACCGACGACCGGCAACAGCGTTTGCCGGGGTTTTGAGAAAGGAACAATGGTCCCCGAAATGATGACCTTGAAAGAGGTTTGTGATTATTTCCGAGTTGAAAAGCGCGTTTTGCTCCGTTACGGTCTCGAAAGGCTTGGAGGGGTGCGCCTGGGGCCGCGTTCATGGAGATTTCCACGAAACGAGGTGATGAAATATGGCGTACAAGAATCCGAACAAAAACAAAGAAAAATTCCCTTGGATGGGGCAGCGGTTCGCCCAAGGGAAGAAACAAAGGAAGTGCTTCGAGACCAGGAAAGCGGCGCTGTTGTGGGAGTCCGAACGGCTCCCGTTGCCCGAAGAGCAAAAGACCCCTACGGCCTCCTTGCTTGAATGGGCAACCGAGTATTTGAAATTTGCGGAACAGAGTTTCACCCGGAAAACCTTCGAAGAAAAGAGAATGGTTTTCCGCCAGTTCTTTTCTTCTCCTGGCATCCATCCCAAGGAATCGGTTGATCTGCTGACGGCGTACCAGGCGCAGCAGGCTTTGCAATTGCAATCAGTTAACCGTTCCGGCAATGCTGCCAACAAGGACAGGAAGAACCTTTCGGCCGCCTGGTCCTGGGGCGTGAAGTTTCTTGATCTTCCGGAGAAAAACCCTTTCTCCAAGGTGGAGAAATTTTCCTCGGATCGACATGAACGATACGTTCCGCCCCTGGACGATTTTTGGAAAGTCTTCAATATCGTCAACAACGATCAAGATCGGCTGATGCTCTACTGTTACTTGCAAACCGGAGCCCGCCGGGATGAGATTTTCCGGCTCACTTGGGCAGATGTCGATTTTTTTGGGAAAAGGATTCGTCTATCCTGGCGGAAAAACAAGATCGGTGAGTGGCGCTCTCAGTGGATCGGCGTCAAAGATGATCTGATTGAATGGCTGTTGCGGCACAAGAAAACGCTTCCAGGGTCCCAGGAAAGCGTTTTCGTCAGCCCTAGCAGCTTGGCCTATGAATACCGCCAGCACTGGCTGAAACGGTTATGCAAGAAAGCAGGGGTCAAGCCGTTCGGCTTCCATGGAATCAGGCATCTGTTTGCCTCAATCCTGGCGGCCCGGAATGTTCCGCTCGTTGAGATTCAATACATGCTTCGCCACACCAGCTTGGCAACGACTCAACGGTATATTCATCGGCTGAAAAAAGAAAACCGGGAAGTGCTCGCGGCGCTTCCCGGCTTACCTGTTTCCGAGAAAAGTACATCTGAAGTACATCAATCTTTTTCTCGGTCTGTACAACGAACAGCTAATTAGCTGTTTTTATTTGGCGTCCCCAACCGGATTTGAACCGGTGTTGCCGACGTGAAAGGCCGGT